GGTATAGAGAGCCGTTCCTTTAATCACACGTAGGCTTGAAAAAAAACCATCCCAAGGATAACTAGCAACACCAATGCGGCTGTCTTGTGCGATGTATACATTAGAGTTTGGCTTCTCAATGTCTGTGCTGTCTCCCGTCCAAGTAGAAACCTGAGTGCCGTTTTGAAACATATAGCCAGTGGTTCCTGATCTTACTAAGGCTACATGAACCCATTCATTTAAAGGAAAATCAGAGGTTGCTGCTCCTTTTACACTTGCGTTTATATAGTTGGCTAGTTTGTTCGCGCTGTTAACGTAAAGTAAAAGTCTGTTTGTATTCGTTGCATCTCTTCCGTCATAAATAGATTGCTGCCCTGTGCTTCTTTTCAAAACCCAAGCCTCAATCGTGTAATCACCAGTGCCAAATGCAAAATCATCGGATGTTGGAACCGATAAATAATCAACGTAAGGGTTGACCGCTGCAAAAAAACCTGATCCTCCTTTATTGGCCGCACTATAACTAGAGCTAGGCGCAAAGGGTGAGAAGGGTTGTATTTTAATCGGGCCAGAAGTTGTGTTTAGGTAAGGCACTACAGAAGAAACACTGTCAACAAAACGATTAGAGCGCAATCCTAGATTGACTGTGTTAGTTACATTAGTTAAGGGAGAAGTGGAAGGGGTAAAGTTTCCTGTATATACAGCCGTCCCCTTAACTATTCTAACATTAGAGATATTACCATCAAATGGATTCCACGTTGCCTGATAACGATTGCCAATATTAACTCCGCTTCCAGAATATTGATGGTTAGCTGTGTCAGAAGCAGAGAATTTTTCTACGCCATTTATGAATCCTTTTTGTGTTCCGCTTGCTCTTGAAATTGCGATATGGTTCCATGCGCCTAATGTTATTCCTCCTGAAGACTGACCAACTGTTCCGTAAAGATTGTTTGTCCCTCCTTGAGAAGCAATGAACATATAAAGTTCAATATTGTATCCAGCATTGCCGTTGCGAAAATCTAAAACAAAATTTGCATCTGAATATGCAAGAATTGACTTTGGAAAAATCCAAGCTTCTATCGTGAAATCGCCTGTTCCAAACACATATTCATTTGTGCTACTTAAAACCATTCTACTTACATCCGATGTGCCTCCACCCGGAAACTCTACTGACCATTTACCCTCATCTGAACTAAAAGGACTAAAAGTTCCTTGAGTTGGACTACCTGCTGTAGAAACAGTAAATCCATTGCTAGACGAATCTAAAAACGTATTGTTCTGCGCTCCATTAGAGCCATCAAAGTGATATAGCCCTGTAACTAGATTGAAGTCATCATCTGTTTCTTCTGTTGCACCACCCGATGCAGAGATAAGTTTTTCAGAAAGAAATGCCATTAACTTAGATCCTGTCCTGCTGTAAATCCATAATAAGTCGTACCACCATCAACCGTTAGGAAAACGAAGACATCTACATCGCCCGACCCGGTGCTGAGTGTAGGGGCTGTTGCTGCTGCCCAATCAACTGATCCCGGCCATGTAATGGTTCTTGCTGACGAGTCTTGTGTAATCTTTAGCGTGAAACTAGATGCATACCCAGCGGCAGCAGGGTTGCTAAATGTATAAGTTACGTTTTCGCTTAGAGTATGAGTGAACACTGAACCGTCTCTTAAATTAAGAGTTGCTGCATTACTAGAACTTGTTACTGCTGTTGATTCTTCTTGGATACCATTATCAAACTTTGTGACGCCATTCGCATCTGAAGTTACGACTTTACTAGCTTCTGATGTTCCAAGTGTAGTTATATCAAGATAGTTAATCTCTGCTGTTGTTGCTGTTACACCGTCCAAGATATTTAACTCTGCTGTGGTGCTTGTAACGCCATCTAAAATATTAAGTTCTGCGGTGCTAGACGTTACGCCATCGAGGATATTTATCTCAGTGGCAGTTGAGGTGACTGCCACATCCTCGTTTATCTTAGGCGAGGTAAGCGTCTTGTTCGTAAGGGTGTCAGTGGTTGCTTTACCTACTAGCGTGTCTGTTGCAGCCGGGAGGGTAAGAGTAATGTTACCTGAGAACGCAGAGTGCGCAGGAGCTAAAATTCTAGCGTAATGTGCATTCCCTGATTCACAATATAGATCAATGTAGCTTTGCGCCCCTCCGTTCTTAATAGAGATTGCGCCCTGAGTGATTGAGACTCCATTAGTTGATCCTCCTCCTATTCCAAGGGAGGTCACGACATCTAAAGCATGAGCCAATTTTGCCGAGGTAATTGCATCGTCTACCACTGAGGCAGTTACTACAGCACTGGCTGCAAGTTGATCTGCGCCTATGGCATCGTCTGCGACCTTTGCCTGAGTCACGGCATCCGCTGCTAGTTTTGCGGTGGTTATGCTTCCGTCTGCAATCCCTGCCGAGCTAATACTTGTCCAAGACGTAACACCTGATCCGTCTGTTTGCAGAACTTGATTAGCAGTTCCATCGTCTCCCGGTAAGGTAAGAGTGTACGATCCGCTTAATGTAGCAGGAGCTTGCAAGGCAACATATTGACCACCTGCACTGTCCTGAAGCCTAAGATCACCTTGCGCAGTAATATCAACCTGAGTTGCTACAACTGTCGAGGCGGTGCTTGCTCCGATAGGCGTGTTGTTGATAGAGCCGCCTGTAATGACTGGAGAAGTAAGGGTTTTGTTTGTTAGTGTTTGTGTGTGCGCTAGAAAAACAAAAGTGTCGTTATCCGTCAGCAAGGGCAGACTAATCGTTCTGTCTGCGGCCAGATTTGCCGATGAAAAGATATACTGGTGGTCTGCACTACTGTCATTAATCTGAGGTGTAGTCAGTACCGCGCTTGTAAGAGTCTTGTTCGTAAGTGTTTGGGTTGCTGCTGTTCCGACTGCTTCGTACCAAGTCCCTAAGCTACCGCCATCGTCTCGGTTCCACCATAATCCGTTAGATTCAGTCCAAACTATCTGACCATATCTGATCTCACCTGTTGCACCTGTATTTCTTACAGCAGTCAAGAGAGCCGATCTGTCTGTACTCGGTGCGTTAGAGCTAGAAGCTTGTAAAGAATAAAAGCCTGATTTTTTTAAACTGGTTGCAGTTGTATCACTTGCATCTGAGATCGAAGTGTTACCGGCATTACTCGCGTCTGCATCATCTAAGATCGTTTGAAGCTGGGTGGTCGTTTGTGTTAGTTGTCCCATTTCTTATCCTCTCAAAACTTGAGCATCAATGGCTGCGTCCAAGATATCGACTTTTGTATTAGAGCTAGTTTCTACCCGGACAATGATCTCTCTTGATTTGCCGATAGATTTCACATCAAGGGTTTTATTTCCGTCAACGTCTATTGTGTTGATTGTTGAGAAACTGTTTAAATCTTTAGATACTTTTAAAGCCACTGAAGAACTTGCAGACGTATCAACGTGCAATTTTACTTTGTCAATAACCATCTCTGCGCCTCCAACGTCTAAGACTTCAGAGCTAATCAAAGGCAAGTCTTTACGCCTTGTCATGTCTGCACCGTCCTGTTGAAAGTTTGCAAAGTCTAGCTTGTAAATCTTTTTGTTTGCCGAATGTGCGGCAAGGACTAAATCGTAATCGTGAACGATTGAAGTAGTCATGAAGTCTTTTTCAAACCAAGTCTTAGACGTTACATGATACGTCCAGATTTGCCCTTGGTCTGAGAATATGAAGTCTACAAAGTTTTCTTGATGCAAGGAGTAAGTTGCTACCCTTGCTGTTTCAAAGTCGCTTGCTCCAAACCCTGCCCACTGTTCTCCGATTGCAGGAACAAACAAAGGCTGAAACGATTCGCCCTGAATCATTCCCGGTCTTCTGTTTGCGTCTATGAAATAAATTATTCCGTCAATTGAATCTACTGCGTAAGTTCCGCAAATGCCCTGCTGTAAGACTGCTTGTCTTGATAGAGGCGGTCTACCTGTACCACTCGTAAACCATATCTCAGTCGTTGTTTCTCCGAATAGGTATAGGTATTGGTCTTGAGAGAAAACCCTTAGCAAGTCATCTGGTAAAGCCTCAGCTTGTGCAAAGTCAAGGGATTCAATGCTTGTGCCATCGTTCAACGCTGAGACAACAAAAAAGCCGTCTGGTTGTTGATAGATAAACCTTGAATCTAAAAAGGCCACGCTGCTAGTCGTAAGCAAGTCAGAGTCCGATATAGTTTGTAATCCACCCGAAACAGTATAGACAAGCGCGGAAGGAGTGCCACCAGTGCAAATAATTAACTGGTTAGCGTCCGTTGCCATGACTACAGGTTGAGGATCATTTGCCACTTCGCCTCTAAACGTCGCTGCACCACTTGAGTCTATGCTGTACAGAGACGAGCCTGTAACCTGATACAAAAGTCCATTCGGGCCGTTTGCAATAAGTCCTCTGTCTGCCCCTCCGGGCGTCACTGAGACTAGAACCGCATCTCCTGCACTGTCTGTTATGGCACTTGCGTCTGCGTCTGTGAGGGCTTCTCCTGTAGCCTGAAACGATGCAAAAGTCACATGGCCGGGAAACTGCCTATATCCTCTCAGTGTGTGAGGAAACAGATTCAAGGTTTGTTGTCTGTTTGCGTCTAGCCTTGTGCTTTGATAGCTAGACTCTAATGGAACTGAAGCTCTCATAGGCTATCTGTATTTATGTCAAACTTACCATGCGCCCATTTTAAATCGCTCGCATCAATTGACATATCCAAAGTAATTTCGCTTTCGAGACGATCTTTTGTCTCTTTTGCTATCTCAAAAACTATTGGAG